GCCACCTTTAACCTTATTTCGGAAAAAGCGAGTCAGGGTCTTTGAGCCTGGCCCGTTGTTAATCTCATGACTGGTGAGAATCATGGATACGGTCGGAAAAGATAAATCCGTCTTGCCAAGGACGGAAGTGTCATAGAGCTCTTCGTCCACGTCGGACGGCACGGTGATGCTATTTGGGGAACCAACAGCTGCAGTTGAGACCTGAAGGGCAGTCTCGCCTTTGCTGTGAATGATTAGACGATTATGTTCTCCGACTTGCAACTCAAAGTAGCGCAATGGTGTCTCGCTTATAAAGAAAACAGCGAGCCACGCATTCCACCACCTCCACTGTCGCAGTGGCAGCATCATTATGACCTCATGGTCCCCTCCAGCCCATCTACGCTCGACCTGGTAGGTGGCTCTCGTTACTGGTAAACCTACAAAGTATCTGGTAACTGATACGGTATCTTTTTGGAAATTCCAGACAGGATGCACATAAGGATCTGCGCAACCTGTGACTTGGTAAGATACTAAATTATCAGTAAAAGAATAGGTATACTCGGGAGTCACCTTACCAGCGGCATGTGGCTGGAAGGAATAAAAGAAATGAGGTCTAAAATTAGCTGCGAGCCAACGGGGCAGGTCAACATAATAGTCCACATCCACCATCATTACGGCAGAATTTGGAACAATAGGATCACTCTGAGGAGCGACTGATAGGTCTTTTGGCCAAAAGGCTGTCCTAAGACCGGACAAGCCTTTCAACTGGTCGTTGTGGGACAGTTGGTATACCCATGGGACATGGTGTACCGCTTCTATGACTCTTCTAAGAAATGTACTAGCCGTGGCGCGCGTTGCAGCACACTCTCCATGTGAGTGATTGGGGTGAGCCTTCCTGGTAGGCATTGGTGTGGTTTGAAAAATTTCTCGACAGTACCTAAATTCCGGTAAACCGGCATAGGCATAACCATAAGTAAGGTTAGCAAAGAAATGGGCAGCATCCTCCCATGGTCTAACGCTCCGAGCTGCCATGAAATACCAGGCATAAAGGAACAAAAGAGCACAGGAGGAAGGGCCGGCAATCAATGCCAAAATACCCTGGTCCAACGTCGAGAGCTCCCTCCACCTACCATAATGGTCATTATACCATTGACAATAATAGGTTTGGGGGTAGCTCCAAAAGAACAGGAAGGTCCTCTCCCGAGGACACTCAAACAGAGAGAAAAACCATTCACTACATGAATGGATGCAACGCATGGCTAAATACCAAGCATCATACAAAAGATCTGATGCAGTCATTTTAGAAACGGTTTCCAATATCTCCACAAGTCGTACGTACATGGCTGGAAGGAAGTCCAGGACAAACCATGCCGTGTCAACACACGCCTTAACAAAATACAGTCGGGCAGCTCTGAAGAAAGAGCCAACGCCTTCATAGATACTGGAAGGGTCAGCGGAAACGAAACACAAACTAAACACAAACACTATGAGAAACAAAAACAATGTAAAATAAAAACGCATAGTGAAATAAACAATAATCCAATTTATGGATGAATAAAAT